GCATGCAGTTCTTGTCGTATGCCTGTTGCTCCAGGCCGTCGGTGAGGTGCGGGCACCTGTTCGTGTTGATCTTCAGTCGCCGTTCGCCCTGGCCATTGAGGATCAGGGCATTCACGGCGTTCACTCGGTCGGCGATTGCGGGGTTCGTACTGTTCACGCGGATGGAGAAGCCCGCCTGCCGCAGGATGCTCAGGTCCGACTCGCTGGCGTTCTTGCTGCTGGAGTTGGCGCCCGAGGCATCCGGGAATATCTGGATCGGGTGGCCCTTGCTCGCGTACTGACGCTTAAGCAGGTCGGCCATGTACGGCGTATCACGTCCATCGGTGATTTCGGCTACAGCAATCGGCCAGCCGCCACGGAGCACGTACACCACGCCGCTCATCTTCAGCCGGTTGAAGTCCATGCCGATCAGCAGCGGCTCCCGCTCCCGCTCAACCTCGTTGCTGTGATTCAGCCTACGGTCGAAGTCGGGATAGACGGCGCCGGAGGTGAGGTTGACGAACTGACCACGTAGGTAAGCCCTGATCAGCTGCGGCGGGTAGGAATCCTCCAGGGACGAGATGTAGTCGTCCGGCAGGTTCGCCTCGTTGTCGTAGGTGCTGGCCTGGACCAGGCCGTACAGCGTCTTCAGCTCTGGCTTCTCGCTGATCTGCTTTACGAACTGCTGGTAGGTGAACTTGAACCCTTCAGGTGTCGTGGCAACGTCCACGCCGTTCTTGAGCCCATGCACCTTGTAACGCATCCGCGCGATGATCTTCCGCCAGGCCTGCTCTGCCTTGAGCTTGGCCATTACGTCCAGCTCGTCGACCAGGGCGTGCCCGATCTTGAAGCCGACAATGGTCGCGGGTTTCTCCATCGACCGGCAGATCACCGTGCTGCGGTACTGCCCGCCGCTGTAGAAGTCGACCTCTTTGTCCGACTCCTTGATCTTGATGCGCAGCCCCCAGTCGAAGGCCACCTCTTCGATCGTTGGGAAGAAGATGTCCCGAATCTGCGGGTACGTCGGAGCGAAGTAACCGGCGTTGATGCGCGGCCACTCCCAGACGTGCTGACAAAGGCCTGAGCAACCTACCCAGGTCTTCCCTGAGCCGAACCCAGCGACGAATCCGCGGAACTTGTGAGGCATGGCGAGGAACCGCGCCTGAGGCACATTAAGCGTCGGCATCCCGCTTCCTCGCGTCGACCACCTCTACCCGTACGGAGGTAGGTGGTACTGAATTCAATGAGTCGTCGACCTTGGCGGCCCGGTTGACGTAGATATCGCCTACTTCCTTGGCTGCCTGTTCCAGCACCTGGATGGCAAGCGGCAAGTTCTTCATGGTCTCGGCGCGCTCAGCGATCCGGCCCAAGGCGCGAAGCCGGTAGGCGCGGTTCGCAATCGGGATCTCAGCCGTCTCCTCGCGAAAACGCTTGCGGGTGTCTTCGAACAGGGTCACCCAGCGCTTGGCCAGGTCTTTACCAGATCGCTTGGTCGGGTCGTGTGTTTCGCACTGCTGGCGAGTCACCTCAATGCCGAATTCTTCTCGGACGGAGGATGCCACCTGTGCGGGGGTATCGAAGCAGGCCAAGGCCTGAACGATAAAGGCCTTCACCTCGTTGTTCAGGGCTGCCATATGGTCAAATCCGTCTTAGGTCTGTCCAAGGTCAGGCAGACTTGAGCAGACAGGTTCCGCAGGCCCTCGAAATGTTGATCTTGGCCACCTCGGGCGGCCTGCTTGCAGCGTCAATCAGCTGCTGTACGTCTTCCCCTGCCCCATAGCGACGGACCACACCGACGAATTCTTCAACGTCGTGTCCGCGCATCTGTAGCTTAGGGAGACCTTCTTGAGTGAACTTGGGCGCGCCGTATTGATCGGTCGCCTGGGCGATGTGATAAAGCTCGTGCTCGACCAGGGCGCAGAATTCGGCGTCGGTGCATTCGGCACAATAATCAGCGGCAAGAGTTATCAGGTAATCCGGTTCATCGCCAAACCATTCCCGCATCTGCTGTTCCTGGCGGGCTTTCTGCCAGCCACCAGCGCGGAACATGACCTGCTCGGCCTGACCCAGCACCACCCGACCCTGCTTGGCGAATACCGAGGATGCCCAGAGCACGCCTATGTTGGCGTCGATCAGGTGGGCGTGATCTTCGTTGTGGATGCTGCCGGTCTCGGCCAGGATCTCGCGCTGAATCCAACACCACACCTCAGGCGCCGGGCGCAAAGTCAGGAATGGGTGATCGATCAGGTTGGCTGGCGGGAAGGGTCGCTGATTCATGATCGTGACCCTCAAGAGGGTACCAATAGGGCCCAGAAGAATCTTTTTCCATGGCCAACTACTGCTTGCATATCAACAGTAGGAGTAACCATGAAGCATCTAGTTTGGATTGTCATAGCAGCAACTGCCCTTGGATGTGTTGCGGGGCCAGAATGCCTCACTGACCCAGCCACACTCACATGCCTGTTAAACAGGCCGTAAGCCAACCCGTGCCGCACTCACCTGCGGCACACCTCACTTTGCGACCATCTTGTGCGTCTCGGCGTGGGCGTGCCCGTGCAGTAGAGCGACGATCATGCCCTGAGGGAGACCTGCATCCTTGGCTTCGGAAATAGCCCTGGCCACGCTCGCGTCAAGCATGTTGATAGCAGCGACCACGTCAGACGGAAGCGGCAAGGCGTGATGCAGACGAGTGACGTTGCTCATTTGTTATGCCCTTCCAGTGGCTGAGCAAAGGTGAACTTCACGCCCTCCTCTGGCTGGTACGAGGAGAAGTAAGCGTTTTGCAGGATCACCCCCTCGCCCAGAGCTTCCGCCGCGGCATCGCCGTATTTTGCGATCAATGCAGCCTTGAGGTCATCCGCCGACAGAGTCAGCGTGATGTCGTTGAAGTGAATCAGCGTCTTCTTGATGCTCATGAAGGCTCCAGTATCGCGCCACGAAACGGCGCACCTTGATTTTGTGGCGCGGATCACTGGCCTTCGCTGCGACGGGGCAGCTTGAAGTCAGAGAATCGATCAGCCAGGTCGGCGATCTTCTTCACTCCGATGAAGCCGATACCACCACCAAGCCCTGCGGCGAGGTTCTGCGGCAGGCCGAAGTACTCCAGAAGCGGGAATGCACCCGCAGTCAGCAAAGTGCAGAGGCAAGCCTCCAGCACTGCCTGACGCCTGGTGCCGCCGCCGTAGATGATCCGAAGAAGAGCCGTCACGAACGAAAGTGCCCCGGCATACAACAAAGAGGAGTGCTGGCTCAACCACGCAAGAGCAATCGCCCAGGTATCTGGTTTGTCTGGCATATGGGCCATCTCGTTTCCTCCCTTTCGGGGAGCTATGAATAAAAAAGCCCGCTCAAGGCGGGCAGTGGCTCCGTGCTATCATCGAGTTCCCTACAACCGCGACAAAGGATGGAACCATGGGACATTTTGTAATCACATTCCGTATCAAGAGCGACGACACCTACCAAACTCGCTATGACTCCTTCACTAAAAAAGTGATGGAAATCGCGGAGAAATTCTGGGACGAGACATCTTCCTTCTACGCAATCAAGGCATCAGGAACAGCGCAGAGCATATGTGACCAGTTGTACTTCGAAACTGACTTCGTCGAATCGCGGGATCAGATGCTTGTTATTGATCTGGATAAAAAAGACAAAGCGGTACGAGGCCCTGACATGTACCCGAATACTTTAGCCGCTTGCCTGGGATTCTGACCCATTAAACCCAGCCTCAAGTTCCGCCAGCCTGTCTTCACAACGCCTCAGGCTGGCCTTGTTGATTTTGACCCACTCAGCTGTCTGTGAAATACGAGCCACTGCGTTACGATGCAACTGTTCCGCCTCGGCCAGCTTCGCCTCTTGCGTAATGACGGACTCAACGGCCTGGCGGTATTCGCTCTTCATGCTGAACTCCAGAAACAGGCAGCTGCCGACTCGCAAGCCTGCCGAAATGAATCAGCTCCAGCAGCACTCCCAGCTCGGAGCAATGGGTGTGGTGGAGCCGAAAACAGAAAGGCCCCGATCAATGTCAAGGCCCTGAATAGGTGCGCGGTCTTTCCCGCCGTCTGCCAAAGACCATCACGACGCTGGCACCCCTACTGCACCAGTCTCGCCG